GGGCGCTCTGAATGATATCATGTGCCGGATGTAGTACTGTCCATAACATCATGACAGGCATCCGGCACCATGGTATTGTAGTTAAGTCGTCAGGAATTCAGTTCATGAAAGACAATTTTTTCAACACCAACATCATTCAGAATCATGATCTGAACATGTGGTTAAACAACAGCATGGCAGAAACTTATGATTTCTGTCTGTCAGTTGCTGTTGCTCTGGAGAATGAAACTGATCAGGCATGGTATTATCAGCAGAAACGAGGTTACCTATGCTATGATGTGTGACAGTCTAGGAAGTGTCACAAGGCCACTAGACTTCTCACCCGATCCCCTGGTATTGTAACTTCAGTTCAAAAAAACGAGATGACTTTCACCGAAACTCTCCTGTCCGAAGGTTATGTTTTTGATGATGAAGATTTTGATGGTTGCTATGTGAAACAGGATGAGAATGGAAACTATCATCTCTATCAGGAAGGTGAGGATGATGGTGAGTGGAACTATGTGCAAATGTCTCCCTTGTTTGATGTTGTGAAAGAATACACTGTGACAGTCTGAGAAGTGTCACAAGGGGGATTGCAAAGTCCCCCATCATCCCCCATACTGGCTACAGTTCAAACAAACGAAACCAAATGACCGTCACTCTGACCGACAGCTACACTGAATTCCTCACTGAGGCAACTGTTGAGAAGATTGAAGAACTGAAAGATGAGTTGTACGATCTGGAGGCAATGTTGACCTTCATTGATGAGTACAATGAGAAGGATTTCATCAACTATTACGAGGAATACGTTCGGGTTGGTGAGGCAATCGGTTACGAGGCAGTTGATGCTTTGATCGGTGAAATGGGATGTGTGAGTGACATTGAAGATTGCGACGAACGCTATCAGGGTTGCTACCACAGTGTTGCTGACTTCGCTGAAGAATTCTACGATCAACTGGGTTACAACATCCCCGATGGCATTGTGGTTGATTGGGATGCCACATGGGATACATCGCTTCGCTATGATTTCACTGCCTGCAACGATGGCACAACCTACCGTGCCTGGCACATCTTTAAAGATGAATGAGTGACAATCGGGGGACTGTCCACTGCCCCCTTGAAACCGACCGCCGACCCTGTATTGTAGCCACATGATCAAAACCACTTCCAACCCCTACGCCCAGCAGATCCTCGCCAAGGGTCGTGATCTGCCCACGGCACCCGCCCCTAAGGCGACCTACCCTCGCACGATCGGTGCTCGGACCTTTGCCACTGAGGCAGAATACAAGGAGGCTCTGGCCGACTTCCTGAATGGGATGTGACAGTCAGACAAGTGGCACTCGGCCACTTGATTCCGACCCCATCATCCCCCATACTGGCTACAGATCAAACAACCCCACACGATCATGCGTAAGATTGAACGTCTGATGAACAAAGCAATTGCCGAGGGCAAGAGTGAGTGGAAACTTGATAACACTATGGTTTCCACTGTGAACGGTGTCTCCCATGTGTTCCTTCACGGTAACAAGATTGCCGAGGTTGGTGATAACTTCATCGTGCTCATGGATGGGGGTTGGCAGACTGTCACCACCAAATCGCGTCTGAATGCAATTCTGCGTGAACATGGAATCGGTCATGAAAGTGTCTTTCAGAAGAACCATGTTTGGCACTTCCGTTGTGCTGATCAGTCTGTGATTCCATTCTTCTCGGGTATGCGCCTGAACTGAACATCTGTCCTGGTGATGACACTAAAAGCACCACACACTTCGTTAACCTAACTCACTGAAATCATGTCCAAGCAAGTTCTGATCTCCATGCTGCGTCAAGGCAACACCGGCAATGAAATTCTCTCCATTCTGGATGTCATCGCCAACGACACGGTTTCTGATGCCCCTGTGGCAGATGTGCCCACTGCAGATCCTACTCTGGAGTGGATTGATTTCTGATCACAAACCCCTCTGCACATCTTACCTCTAACTGAATGGAACTGGTCGTCTTGTTTGTGTGTGTCTACGCCATCAAATCTGGCGAACGGTTCATCTCCAAACTGCTGAAGTGATCGCTATGCAAACCTACGAAACTTTCGCCCATGCAGCATACCTTGATGCTGCCGACGTGTTCACAGATGATGCCGAGCACGATGATACCATGGATGCCGACGCCTACGATGCCCGCCGGAGGGAACGGGACGGATGGGCAACTGACACATGGGATGGCCGCTGGTGACGCCCAGTGGCCTACAATGGCTACAGATCAAACGACCTCACCTCATGACTTTCGGTTTCGCTGTCCAACCCACCGCCTGGACTTCCTTTGATCCTCACGGTTGCGAGTGGGCCACTGATACGATCCATGCCAACGTGCTCGCCAAGATCTGGGGCGAGGAATGCATGATCTGGCGAGTGCCCGCCAACGGGTCTGCTTACCGCTGGATGCGTGCCGGTGGCAGTGTGGATCGGATTGATCAGATCGCCGACCTCGCTCTAGGGGTCGCTTGACCTCTCACCCCTGACCCTGTACAATAGCCAAGTCACCAACACACAGACCATGCTCAACGCTGCAACCGCCTCCAAGCTTGACCTGCTCATCGCTGACACCCGTGGTGAGATCAAATACACCGTGCTCCCCACTCGCCGCCCTCGCAAGGGTGAGCTCACGATGAGCATGACAAAGGGCAGTCGCTCCAACACCAACCGCCGCGGTCAAGCATACCAGGGGCATGCCACTCACGCCCAGCACGCCATCGTAGAGGGCAACGCTGCAGCCTATTTCAAGACCTCCGGCTGAGTTAACGGGAGGGCCAGTCCCTGGCCCAGTTCCCCCGGCCGGCGCCGCGATCGGGGGTCGCCCCCGTGGTTGAAAACCTCTAACTACCCTAATCTATAACGGCCACAAAGCGACCTCGCTAAATCTCTAAATAAAAAAAATTTTCCCAGCCACAAAATGACTCCGAGCCCCCTCAAAGATTTTTCCGAGGAGCTCCACTATATCTACATTTGCACCCGTGAAACTCTCCGATTAATCCATGAATCCCTACAAAATCAACAAAGCAACTCTCTACGAAGTACCTGTGAAGACCACCCCACAAAACGTGCAGGAAGCTAACGAGGGACTCTTTCATGCAAAGATGACTCTCCCTGCAGCTGCAAGACACTGTGGAATGTCTCAGAAAGAAATGAAACTTACATTCTTTGAGTATCTCAAATATCATCCGAAGACCTATGAGCAAGAATAAACTGAACTGGTTTGAATATTACTTTGGTCACTGTCTTCAAACAGGTTGGAGAGAGATGTGGAATAACTTTAAAATGTGGCGTGATTTACTCAGTGGTAACTATGCAGATTATGCACTACTGAGTACAGATGATCCATACGAAGAATGTTACCAATGGTTTTGGACAAGCATTAATCTTGATGAAACATATCCGAAGGAATTCCTAGAATACTTAATGGACATGTGTGATCGTATTGATAGAGGGGAAGAAAAACTTATACCTCTTACAGAAGACTTCTTTGATGATCTTAAAGAATTAATTGACGAAGAAGTGTGATATATACTGCAGTTATATCAAATGATACATATGTCAAGTTTTGATTATTCAACAGAAGTCACACAGGACGAAATTACAGGTGAGTTCTACATATCCATCCCATATGATCTAGTGGAAGAACTTGGTTGGGGGGAAGGCGATGTGGTAGAATGGGAATATCATGACTACAACTCCGAGCCTGGTTTGAGACTACATAGAGTAGGCGAGTAGTTGTTGGCGCGTATTTCCTCTGAATTATGGCAAAGAAGTTTAGACCTAAAATTGAAAACGTTAAACCTAGTTACCAATCAACTGGCAGAACAATCAGTTGCAATGGGATAACGATTAATAATATCGTCAAGAATGTATTCAATGAAGTTGGTACATGGGATCTAGATGAGGCCGATAAGCGTTTTAGTCAGTTACCTGGATCAGATCCAAATGGTATTCCTCTTAGAGCACTAACATACGGAACCAAAGATCCTTATATGGTTCGGTACGAATACATTACGGATTATGAGGATGCATATAATTCAACGACAGAAGAACAGGAAATCAATGCAATTCTAAGTGCTCCTGGGTATTCATATGATCATGATACCGAAATTGAAAATAAAGGTAAAAAGAATATCTTTCTCTATGAGGAGAAGGTAAGACCTTATATTACTTACGACGAAGAATACTTCCAACATATCTTCAATTGGCCAACCGAGCACACGATGCAACAAAGGAAGGTTGGTGGATTTGTATTTGAAACTGAATGTTGTGGCGGTGTTACAACGTACTTTGAACATTCTGCAACCTATCCAGGCGGTACAATGACTCTGGATAAGGTTGATAGTGAATTATATTACATTGATGACTACTGGGGTTATCAACCATTAGCACTGAATCCAGATGGAACTATTCAGGATTCGGATGGTAGCATTACAGATAGAATTGGTCAACCCGTTATCTATCATGGTGGAACTGATGATGATTGTCTGTTCTTTCACTATGTTGTAGATCTTGAGGATGAGAATGAAGTTGGTACGACTAATCTAGTTGTCATTGGAGATACGATCAATGGCGCAACTGTTGATAATGTAGTCAACTATGTTGTTGAAGTTTCACTGAAGAGAAATGCATCTAAGTCCTCTGATAAGGGTTCTTCGGATCCAGATATCACACAAGCTGAATTTCTAGCACTAGATCCAACTTATACTACAACTGATTATGTAAATACAAAATCTTGGTTAAGACTGAATACTGCAGATGGTATTGTAAAGGGAAGTCTAGTAACTGGTAACGGAATTGATAAGGATACATTCGTCACTGGTGTAGATGAATCTAGAAGTCGTGTATACCTAGACAAACCTCTAACCAGTAAGAAAATCAAGAGTGTAAGATTTTTAGATAGTGAAATCAATCGTGTCAGTAAAAATACTCTCTGTTATGCAAAAATCAGCGGTGGAAGTTTTGATGCAGACACAAACTATGAAGTACTCAGAGATGGTGTTTCTACAGGAATCACTGTTTGTGCAAGAGCTGGAAAAGGTATCATAAACAGATCTGCAATCGTTGGAATTTACTTTACAAAAAACAAAAAGGAAATTCAATACGATCCTATTTTCTATTCTGCAGATCCAAACTGTGAAAAGGCATTCCTAGAAGATGATAATGGAACATATGTTTTAGGAACCACTGTTTGGGATGATAATACCAGAGCAGAAGGTAAGTGGTTGTTAACATCACCAAAGACCACAGAAGCATATAGAATTGCATCAACATATGCATCATTTACATATGGTTTGATTGATAAAGATACACTAGAACTATTCTTGTCACAATTCAATTCAGATTCTCAGAACTATCTTGAAGTTTACAATAATCTGAATACTTATGTACGTACTACTCTTGGTGGTAGAAAGGCTGCAGGTACATTTGATGATATTTGTAGAGATGATCTAACTCTAGATTATTCTCTAGTTTATGATGGAATTGTTGAAGTTGAAGATATCCAAGGTGCAGTTTCTCAAGTTGCTAGTGCGATTCAGGATGATTGTGTACTTGGAGTTCAACCAAACTCCAGTGCTACTACAGTTGATGACTTCAAAAAGAATATTGAAGATATCATAGAAAGATCTGTTTCAAACTCTACAGTACTATCTAAAGATTATTATGAAAGACTAGTTTCAAATGAAGATTCTCTTCTCAAGAGACTTGATAATAGTGCAAGTATTACTAAGAGATCAGTACCTACTAGTACAAAAATTCCAAATGCACCTCCAACAATTGAGGGTCAGGATGGATCTGGAATCAATTGGATGGTTCCAAACTTTAGAGCAATGCCTCCAGCAATGGATAGAGTTAAATTCTTTATCAATGACTCTATGGTTGCAACTGATAAAGATATGGATCCAAACTTCAATCTTGATCCTGCAACGACTGTAAATCAACCAAAAATTATTATTCGTTCAAGACCTCGTTGGATTTGGAATGGTGCGTCTTCCTGGTCAAATACAAAGTTCCATTCTGGTCTTTGTGGAGCATTCTCATCAACATTAACTGTTACTGTTAATCAATCTGGTGGATACTTAGATACTATTACTTCTGCAACTGGTGCAGTTACAGTACCACCACCAGTTCTATGTGAAGGGGATCCACCACCTCCTCCATGTACATGTACTACTGGATGGACTAATCCACAACCCAAGGGTGATAATAAGAACATCAATTTTGGTGAAAAAGCTGAACCATGGGATTTCAGTAAATTATCCACAGAACAAACTGGATATATCTCTGCAACTAACTGGGGTGTTCATCCAGATCTAAGAGATCTTGATAATATCTACAGGTCAGATAATAGTGATATCCTGGCACCTACTGCCTCAATTTTTCCAAAAGTTCTTTGGTCACCAAACATTAACTACCAAATGGACTTCCATAAAATATTATGGTTCAGAATGGATGAACTTTCTGAGTTGCTTGGTGAAGCAATTATGAATACTGGAAATCCATACTTGGATAATCCTATTAGAGCAAAAATTACTAAAACAATTGAACCATCTGATACAACAATTCACGTTCAATCAACAGAAGGATTCCTATCTTCTGGATATTTGATGATTCCAAAGTATACTAAAAAGTTATATACTACTGAAACTGGAAATGTAGATTCTGTATTTACATATTGTGGTGAAGAAATTATCTACTACAAGTCAAAAACTAATACAACATTTGAAAATTGTGAACGTGCTTTGTTCGGAACCACAACCGACTTTGAAATTACAATTCCAGCGTATTCACTAGAAGTTGGAGTGAGATACAAAATTACAAGTCTTGGTACTACAAACTGGGAAAAATGTGGAGCTGGTAAGAATGCAACCGTTGGTACAGTTTTCACTGCAACTGCCGATGGAGATGGTGATGGAACTCTACAACTAGTTGGATCAAATTCTGATGAAATCTCAAGTGAAAATATTGACGTTTATGAAGATCCACCAAAAATTCCTGTAATTAGTAGTTATGAAACAGGATTTAGCGTCTCACAACACTGGATATTCACAATCAAGGAGGATTAACAAATGGGAAGACCGATTCACCGACTAGGAGATGTCAATACTGCTGGGGCCCCAGTAGTCTTTTGCAAAGCTGTTACTGTAATTGCTGGTGGACTTCCAGTTGCAACTACTGGAGACCCAGTTGCTGGTCATGGTCCTGGTATTCACGCTGGTCCAGTCACTGGTCCTGGTAGTCCAACAGTATTTGCTCAAGGTATTCCTGTGAATAGACAGGGAGATCCAGATACATGTGGTCACACAAGAGCTACTGGATTGCCGTCAGTTCTTGTCGGCCCTTGACATCAGTAGTATTTTCAAGTATACTTGGTAAGTAACCGATAGGTGTTTTATGGCAAAAGTTGGTAGTTTTAATAAAACCAGTTACGTTCCTGGTAATCCTAAGAAGACTCGTCAAGGTCGTAGTCAGAATACACATCTTGGAGCTTCTTCACGAAATGGACGCAAAAAGCGTTATCGTGGTCAAGGAAAAGGATGATCTTCCGCCCTCCGCAAGGAGGGTTTTTTTATGAGGAAAAGTGGCATAAATAGGATTGTGGGAGATAGCAACCTCCAAAAAAGTTCTGTAACAACAGAATTGGGAGTAATTTATGGCTACCGTTCACATCCCTGATCATGATTACAACTATATGCAAGAGCAGTTTGGAACATGTGTTTTAATTAGTGACCCTGCTTCTGAAAAATACTTAAAAATGGCGAAAAAAGTACCACCAACAGATAGAATGAGCAGATGGTGTGGTGGTAAAAATGGTTTTGATGACTTTGTTGAACGTTTTGATACTTGATATATAAGGTAAAATTATTAAAATAACTAATGTTAGGATCCGTCTCTACAAAAAGAGCTTTAACCTCAGAATTTCTTGGAAAGATTTCCAGATCTTTTAAGGATCTTAGCTTTAATTTTACTAGAAATCCAATAACAAATGACATTGTAGTACTCAAAAACGAGGAATCAATTAAACAGTCAGTAAAAAACTTGGTTCTTACCCAAGTAAACGAGAGACCTTTTAGACCACTATTAGGTACAAATACTACTTCATTCTTATTTGAACTTGGTCCAGAGGTTGCTGCAAACAGTTTAATTGAAGAAATTGAAAGAATTTTAATACAAAATGAACCCAGAATTCAATTAGAAAGAATTGATGTGGAGGCAGTTGACGATACTAATGAATTTGAAGTAACAATTGAGTATTTAATTGTAGGACTTCCACCAGAAGTTCAGAATCTATCCTTTATTCTCATCAGAGAAAGTTAATCTAAATGGAATTACCAGTAGTATCTGCTTTAGAATTTGAGCAGTTAAAGAGTTCAATAAAAACTTTTATTAAAACAAAGACAGACTTCAAAGATTATGACTTTGAAGGATCAAACCTGTCTATGCTGGTTGATATTTTAGCTTATAATACGTTGTATACGTCATACAACGTTAATATGGCGGCAAATGAACTAAACTTAGATACCGCAGTTTTACGTGATAATATTGTTTCAATTGCAAAAAGACTCGGTTATAATCCAAGTTCATATACTTCTTCAAGAGTATATTTTAATCTGATTGTTGAAAATACTCAAAATTACGATAGTATTAAGGTAGCACCAGGAACTCTGTTAGCTGCATCTGCTAATGGTAAGAATTTTAAGTTTATCCTTAGAGATCCTTTAGAGTTAGATGTTAGAGGAAAGAACAGCGTAGTATTCCCTAACGTTGAATTGGTAGAAGGTTCTGACTTTTCAATTACATACACGGTAGATACTTCAAACGAACACCAAAGATTCTTCATTCCAAATAGTTTTGTTGACGCAGAAAGTATCAGAGCGTTTGTAATCTCTGATCCAACAACTAATATTGAAGACGAATATGTAAGAAAGACATCAATTGTTGATGTTACTGCAGAAAGTAAAATTTTCTTCGTTGAAGAAGTACAGGATCAAAAGTACGAAGTTATCTTCGGAGATGATGTATTTGGTAGAAGATTGAGAGATGGTGAGGTAATCAGACTACAATACGTTGTTTCTTCGGGTGCAGAGTCAAATAGTATCAGAATATTTGATTTTGTTGGTTCTGTTTTCGGTAGAATTAATAATAATGAAAATTTAATAGGATTAACTAATATCAGATATGAATTGGTTTCTGAGTTTTCTGATGGAGGTTCTGAATTTGAGAGCATCAGATCAATCAAATATGCTGCTCCAAGATACTATGCTTCACAAGAAAGAGCGGTCACACTATCTGACTACGAGGCAATTGTAAGACAAATATATTCTAACGCAGATTTGGTCAATGTTATTGGTGGAGAATCATTAAAACCACCTAGATTTGGAGAAGTATATATTGCAATTAAACCAATTGTTGGAGAAAGAACAAGTCAAAGTGAAAAAAATAGAATCTCCAGAGAACTTAAGAAGTATCAGGTTGGTTCAATCACTGCAAAAATTGTAGATCCAGACGTACTTGATATCCGTATCAGACCTATCGTTGTATATGATCAAACTACAACTAGAAAAACTATTTCTGATATTACTTCTCTTGTAAATGGAGAAATTTTAAATTACGTTAAGGATCCTGATTTCAATTCGTTTGGTGGATTGTATTCAGATTCTGATCTAGTTTGCAGAATTAAAGATCTTGAAAATTCTATTAAATTTGTAAACGTACTTATTTACTTGCAGAAATCCATGCAACCAATGACTGGTGTTCTTGCAAAGTATGAACTAGACTTTTTCACAAAGTTAAAAACCAGTACAAAGTCCGAATTTTATGTTCTATCTGAACCATTCTGTGCTGTTGGTTATGTGACTCCAGTGTTCATTGGAGCGATGGGAAATTGTGATTATTCAGGTGATCTTAACCTATATTCAATAGGAGGAAGACTTCTCAAAAGTAAGGTGGGCACAGTAAATCCTGCAACTGGAGAACTCAATTTTACAGTGGAAATGTGCCAAGAGACTCCAATAAATATTACAGTTATACCAGATGTAGTAGAAATTATTTCTGGTCCTGGAACTACTCCAAACCTAGTAGTTGATGACATCATTATCAATACTGATCTTGATGACTCACTAAATCCTGATAATAATACATTACCAGTTGATGAGATATTATCAGTTCCAACTACAGGAGATCCTACTTCTTCAGCACCTCCTGCTGAAAATGATCTAGTAGTATCAGACCCAGAAGGAAATACATTTGTGATTCCACCACCAGATCCAGGAATTGGAGGTGGACTACCAGTAACTTTCCCAGTTATTGAAGAACCACAAATCATAGATCCAACCATAAATGATCCTACCGGCGGAACTGATCCAAATGACATCCGCACAATAGATAATTTCACACCAGAAACCGATCCAACAGCTTGCTCATGAGATACCTAGAAGAGAAGAAGTCCAATATCTCAAATTTAATTGAGAATCAGTTTCCTTTTTTTGTTCAACAAAATAATCCTAAATTTTTAGAGTTTCTTTCTTCATATTACGAATCTCTAGAAAATAAGTATCAACCACTTGATATTGCTACAAATTTAATTGATTATTATAATATTGGTTACTATAGACCAAATCAACTGGTTGAAGAGACCAAATTGATTGGAAACTTACTCTCTGACTCAACTACTATTGAGGTTGAAAGTACTGTTGGATTCCCATTTGAAAATGGTTACATTCAAATCAACAATGAAATCATTTTTTATAAGAGAATTGATGGAAACAAATTTGTTGACTGTGTAAGGGGGACTTCAGCTCTTGTATTAAAAAGTGTTCCTAGATCGGAAGTTGTATTAACTAGTAGCAAAGCAGAAGAACATAGAAATGGGTCATCTGTAGTCAACATTTCTTTTGCATATGCAAATGAGTTTTTCAGCAGAATCAAGTCTGAAATTGCTCCATTAATCACTGAAAATGTTGTTGAGGATCTTGACTATACTCAGTTCTTAAAAAATATCAAGTCCTTCTATTCAGCAAAGGGAAGTCTGAATGGTCACAGAATCATCTTTAAGATTCTATTCAATGATAAAAAGTATAATATTTTACTCAATCCAAGAGGATCGGGCGCGAAGTTAAAGATCAATAATTACAATAAGTATATTCCTAAAGAACCAGCACCAGAAATTGTCTCTGGTGGATCTGGATATGATAACCGTAGAGATCCATCTACGAATGAGTTCATCAACTCTCCAATTATTGATGTACTTGGTAGTGGTTCTGGTGAAATTCAAAACGGATTGAGACCAAACGATACTGCCGTTATAAAAGTAACTGGTATTGACAATAACGGATCTATTACTTCTATTGAGGTAGTTGATTCTGGGGAGGGTTATATTGGACCTATCAAATCAAGAGTTCGTGTAAGATCTTTCTTCCAAGATCAAAGAATTTACAATACATCTGGTACTGGTTATGGAAGAGTTGATTATTGGGATGCGTATAGAAATGAACTAGTTCTATATGATGTTGTTGGTTATTTTTCTTCTGATGATGAAATCATCGGTGTTGGTGGAGAATCACCAAGAGCAACTATCTCTAGAGCATTCATCGGAACAACTTCAATCAGAAGTGGAGTTGAAACAATTCCAGAAGAGCAGAATATTGAATTCCCAAGAGAATACACATTTAAGACTTCCAACTCACTATTGGTTGAGAAGAAAGTTATAAAGTGCAAACTAATAAGTGGTCAATTGTCTGTTTATGGTGAATTACCAACTGTACTTGATATTGTCCAAGATCCAGATCCATTATTTGGAGTCAATGGTGTAAATATTGAAGTTGATAATATCATTTCTCTACAAGATGAAACTTATGAGTTTGAGGTTTCATCAAATTCTGATATCAATTATCTTTATCTCCCACCAAGCACAAAAATTATTAGATCTGAGACAAATCTCGGAAACAATTTTGTAATCACGGTTGATGATGCTAGCAGATTCCCAGTAACAAATGGTATCCTTTCTGTAAATGGTGTGTTAATCCACTATGTACATAGATCAATCAATCAGTTTTTTGATTGTTCGTTCTATTACAGTGGAACTTCAACTACTATTGACGCTGGTGTAAGAGTTCTATCATGGGGTAGACAAAGATATACCGTCAAGTGGCAGATCAATGAAGAAATCAAAGAGGGAGAATTTAGATATTACAAAAATAATCTATACAGAGCAGTAAACTCTGGTATCACTGGAACACTAAACGGTCCTAAGCATACCTCTGGTATTGAGAGAGATGGATCTTATGCTGACGGAAATCCAGAACCAGTTAGTTGGCAATACGAAGGTTCAAATCTGTTCCAACATGCTCCATATGTCAAATCTTCAAGTAATCTAATTGAAGATGTTGTATTTGAACTTTTAGCTATGACTGGAGATGTTGTCATAGTTGAGGGTGGTTCGTTACACACAAAACAACAATATACTTTTGCTGATCTAAAGTCACCTAATACTCAGAACTATTATTTTACAACAAAAGAAATTTCTGACAGACTTGCTATTGTTCTTTCTTCAAATTTCAATAGAACTGGAAATATTGTAACCGATAACAGACTACCATCACACAAATCTTTTGTTGGATTTAACTCAACATACGATTATGATGAGTATGTATATGTACCAACTAGTGCTATTCCTCGTTGGTGGAATGAAATTGTAGATCTTTCTCAAGTAACATTGAATGATGCAGATCTTAAAAAAGTATCATTCACCAATCAAAAGTTAATTTCAAGATATAAAAAATCCACTCTACTAGATACTGCAAGAGTAATTACAAATAAAGTACCAACGAAGCAAGCAATTGGTATTAATGCAGATGCAATTCAGATAAACTCGTATAAGGGTTCAACCATAAGCTATGGTTATATTAATAATTTTGTAATTGGTGATGGTGGTAATTATGAAGTCCCAATCAATCAATTCGGTGGGTTTGATTTCAATAAATTCCCTTCATTTGTTATCACAAAGAATGGAACACAAATTGAAGCAACAAACCAAAGATCTTTAATCAGACTATCTTCAAAATTCACTTATATTGATTTTAACAAACTAGCAGAGTTTTGGCAAACATCTGGAGAGTTGGTTGGATTCACCACAAAACCAGTAATTGAAGTAGTAAATAACAATCCAAGAAAAGTATCCACTGTATTAAAGTCTGCGATTAATCTCTTAAACGACACATTTACAATTACATATTCTCAGGATGATCCAAAATTTGAAACTGCAGATAAGGTAACTTACAATAATGTTCTACAGAATGTTATTCCAAAACTAACAAATAACAATCAGTACTATATTCGCAAAGTAAGTGAAGTATCAAGTACTGAAATAGTTTATTCACTGCATACATCTGAAAGTGATTCAATTATTGGATCAAATGCAATTGATCTTCAATACATCAATGATCTTGGTAATTTTTCATTCGGATTGATTGGAGATGTAGTTAATCCAGCTGACTTCCAGCAAGCAGAATTTGATTTGAGTTATAATGAAGATACTGGAGCAATTGATAATATTATTGTCAGAAATTCTGGTAATGGATATGTAGAAGCTCCTACCATAAGAATTATCGGTGGTGGTAAACTTGAATCTCCAGATATTGTTATTCCATATAGCATCAATGGAGTAAAAATTGTTGAAATGAGAGGTCAGTTAACCTCATTCACCAATTACTACAAAGATAATTTCTTCTTGATTGATTCATTTGAAACAATTACAGAAACTTTTGATATTGCTCCAAAGGTTACACTTGATTCTGGTAGTGGTGCAGAAGCTTCTGTTTACGTAGCTTCCGGCAAGGTTGCTTCTGTTGTATTGGTTAAGAGAGGTAAAAATTACTATACAAAACCAAGTGTAAAGATTATCGGAAATGGTAAAGATGCGGTAGTTGAAGCAAATATAGAGAATGGTGAAGTTACTGGATTTACAATCATAAATCCAGGGTCTGGTTATACATTACCACCAACTATTGAGATAGTACCTTCTGGATCTGGCGGAATTATTTCTGCTAGACTTAATGAGTGGACTTTCAACATGGTTGAAAGATTAAACAAAATTGGTAGAGTTGATTCATTTGGTGGATATGTTTATAATGAGTCGGATTATGATACTTCAAATCCAGATTCAAATAATGTACTCAAGTTGCAGACAATAGATCCAGAGACTGACTTACCACCATCTCTAGATGACAGACAATACGTACTATTATCTACATCAGATAAACTACTTGCGAAGTATACGATTGAACAAAGATATGGATATCTTCAGGTTCAATATCCAAATGAAACATTATCATATCAAACTCAACAAGATATTGATAATGTACTTTCAAAGAATGTACACTCTCCAGTAATTTGTGTTTCATATGATGGAGTTCCAGTATATGGAAAAATGTGTCATTCTGTAAGATTTGATGGAACTTCTCCTTTATCTGAAATAAAGTCAAGATATAAGTTAAAGTATAACACAACTCAAACTGCTGGAAGTGTTTCCTATACTGTAAATGGAACTACTTATTATGTGAACAGAGAAGGTGGACCTTCTATTGAAGATTATCCAATTGGATCATTCATTGAAGACTATGAGTTTGTTACTGGACTTGATGATGATTTGGATATCCATAATGGAAGGTTCTGTGTTACACCAGAATATCCAAATGGTAGATACTGCTATTTTGCAACCACACAGTCATTTGATTCTGTTACAAACGAAATAATTTCTCAAACTTCCGTTGATTATAACGGATTCCCATATTATATCGGAGACACATATTCTTCCGAACCAGATTTCTACGTCAACAAGGGATGTAGAACAAATGATAAGATTCCGAAAGCATTCGCTAGAACATTTGACAAAGAAGTTGTTGGATTTGAAATTCCAGGAGTCTTTAAATTTGATGGTTTACCAGAGAATGTTTTCTATCCAACAGAGAATACAAATTACGACAGAACCATCCTCAGAAGTACTTCATTAACACCAGGATCTGTAGATAGTGTCATTATTGAAAATCCTGGACGAGGTTATAGAGTTGGAGACTCTGTAATAGTTGACAATACTCTAACATTTGGTTCTGGTTTTGGTGCATTCGTATCCAAAGTTTCTGGAAAAGCCATTTCCAATGTACTTGTTTCAGTTGATAGAAAAACAGTCACTGTATTTACAAATGGTCGTAATGGACTAGCTGTTGGAGATTATGTCTATTTTGATTATACAACTCCTCTAAATCCAGTAACAATAAATCTGTTTGATTCCAGTTTTCTTCCTGCGAGTGATAAACTTAAAAAATCTGATAACTTATCGGTATTGTTCAATGAAGATGCTGTAAATAAGTATTCCGACAAGAAGTTCTATACACTCTCGTTGAACTCAAAGTATAAGTATAAGTTCAATATTCCAAATCAATCATATACATTTACGTTAGACATTGACAGAAATAATGAGTTCTTTGTAATTGAAGAACCAGGATCTGCAGATCCAGCAAGTATTATCTTTGATGCATCAAAACTACCAAATATTCTTTATCTACATATCGGTAATTATATCTATGAAATCACTACTAGTAATGAATATTTCGGTGAATATCGCATACAAGAAATTGATATAGATACAAATTCTTTCACAGTTCCTGTTTTACTAGATCCCACAGAATTTGAAACACTAAATCTATTCTATACGGCAAAATCCAGAGGTGCTTCTGGTGGTGTTGCAGAGATCTCTGTATCAAACAGAGGATATAATTATAGAAAACTACCAGCAGTTGAAGTTGTATCTGATATAAATGGAGGAACTGGAACTGGAGCAATAATCCAGGCAAACTCGTCAACCATTGGTCAAATCAGAAACGTTGGATACTTAACTCCTGGCGGAGGTTTTACTTCAAACGATACGATTAACCATTATCTAAATCTACCTGCAACTGCTAAAATTATTAATAACTTTGAAATTTATGAAGTTGAAGTTGTTGAAAGAGGTCAAGAATATAAAGATCAACTAAAAGTTCTAGTTAATGGTCAGGAAAATCTTGCCCAATTAAAAATTAATGTTCAACTAGGTATAGTTATTAGTGTTGATGTTATTGACGGTGGAACTAACTTTGAAACTATTCCTACTATTGAAATTGTAAGTTCCACAGGAACTGGTTGCGTATTGAGAGCAAAAATTAGAAGAAAACAACTCCAACCAGGACAAATTCTTAAGGGTAACATCAATTCTCAGGTATTCCCAGTACAAGTTACTGCACAAACAGTTAACTTTGATGATCTAAGTTCAACCCTGGAGTTTGATGAGAGTGTAGGTTCTTTCAAAGAAAATGATCTAGTTTATACCGATGATGGTAAGAAGTATGGAAGAATCATTAGTATTCGCAGACCAAAAGCATATGCAAAATCAAATTCATATGTAACTCTAGAGAGTTCTAGAAATGACATCAATGGAAACTCCAGTGAATTCTTGCAAAAACTTACAGATAGTAATGTTTACCAAGATTGGTCGTATATTCTTTCATCATCAAGAGATACGAAAGAGTGGAGAGAACAAGTTGAAGTAAATACTCACCCATCTGGAAATAATCTATTCGGTAAGAAGATTATTGAAAGAAGAAAATTCTTCTTTGATCGTCCAGAAGACGTATTTAAGACTAGTGTAATTTTTACAACAAATCTTGTAAACGACATTTTACTCAAAGTAAAACTCGCACCATGCAAAGATCAAGTCATATCAATTCCGAATGTTGAAGATTTTGAGATTGGTGACTATATTTTTGGTTCCATATCCGAGGCGATCGGTGAAGTTGTTGAAAAGACAGAATATTCACTGAAGGTTGCATTAAGAAATGATATTAGATTTATAATTGGTGAGTTAATTATTACCGTTCCTACAGAGTTCTCCTTTGGTGTTGAATCTGCAACATCAAGATCTCTTGCGTTCTGGAATGGAATCATGCAGGAACCAGAAGTTAGTTATGAAACTTCTTTTGAGTACTATGATGAGTTTGGTGATCCTTTGATTGTTCCAGCTGTAGGGTCATTAATACCAAAATTTGATTTGGATCCCGCAGATGAATTAGTTCAATATAAACTATCCACAGGTGTTACTATATTTGATTCTGCCGACCTAGAAGGTTCGGAGTCTGTTTACTATCCATCAGTCAATGGAATTGCATATGATATTGGTGCTAACTTCTTAGATAACACTATCATTTCAATTTCTGGATCTGTACAGAATCCAATCAACCTACAAGTAAATGATAATGAAAACTATGTAAAATTCCTTGACACAACCAAGTATAACTCAAGATTGTTTGGCATAACTAGTGAGTCATTCAATAGACTGTTATTCAGTGGTCCATCAACTGGAACTACTTACACAATCAATTATTCGGTATCTGATGCATGTCAACTATTGATTTTCTATAGTGGCGTTCATCAAACTCAATTACTCACTGACTATACGGTAACTAACAATACAGTAACTTTCAGTGAACCAATTGAACTTTCAAACGTTTTTGGATGGTACGTTGATGAAGAGGTTGAGTGTGAATCGGTTTCAATCCAAGATCTATTAAACAATAGAATCACTGGAACCTGGCGTTGTGATACAAAGAACTTTACTCAGTTTATCAACTCCAGTGCGGTAAGAACACCAACATCTCTATATGAACAAAGAAAGGAATATCTTGATGGTGTAATTAGTGCAGATCCAGATAATACCACTTTATATGGTTTTAATACCAAATTTACATATACTACACCAGAGTATTCAAGGAGTTTTATAGAAGTTCTTGACAAATTTGATTTTAATGGTACTGATAGAGCATTTAAATTAACTAGAATCAACGGAAATCCATATACCCCAGTAAAGGGTGAAGATTCTCTAATGGTTTATGTTGACAACAATGCTCTTGATCAAGATGAGTATTCAATTAATGGTGACACAATCGCATTCAACACCACATATGCTGCGGGATCTGAATGCACTATCATAGATTTCAATAGTACATATACTGCAGATACTGTTGGTATTGGTTCTGCTAATCTTGATAGACTAGATGTTCAACAAGATGGAATTAGAAGAAGATTTAACTTGTCTGATAGAGGAGTACCTCAGTATACTAAAAATGTTGGTGATGTGTTTGCTATCAGAAACGGTGTTCTTCAAAGACCCGATAATAGACATCAATCAGTTACTACAAACAAGATAACCTTTAATGATGCGCCACAATTTACTGATTCTACAGAATTGCTTTGGTTTAATAGACAATTACTCCCACTACCAACAAAAAATGTTGTTCTAGATGATTTCTACTGTTTTGATGGTGAGAGAAAAGATTTCCCACTAACTCTAGATGGAATTAATTTCTATCCAATTAATGTACATAATCTGTTTGTAGTCAGAAATGGTGTATATCAAAAACCAGGAATTGATTTTAGACTCGGTACACCACTTGATATCAGAGAAGTTCCAGGACTTGATAGTTATACATTAGATGGATCTAGTATTGTATTCTCAGAAGCTCCAGTTGAAACTGATGAGGTTACTGTTTTCTATTCGTATGATGGACTGAATCAAAATCTTAAGATTGATCCTCTAAGATACTTCAATGGAGTTGAAACGACTTTTGCCCTAACTAGAAATTATATTTCAACTACACCAACTTCTGTAGATCATATTCAAGTTTATAGAAATGGAGTTTATCAGTACTCTGGACAAGATTATATTCTTCAAACTACAAATGGTGGTCCAAGAATCACATTTACTACGGCTCCATTACAGACCGATGATATTTTTGTAACTGAATTTAATACATCTGTAAATTTTGTAAATAAGACCATTGATTTCGTACAGGTATCACCAACAAGCATTCAAAATCAATCAAACGAACTGATTACTAGTACAGATGAACTATTAATTTATAGTTCTGGAGTTTTGGTTTCTGATGGTTGGTCGGTTAACTACGGAACTCAAACAGTTACGTTTGATGAGGAATTTGATTTGACCTCTGCAGTTAGAATTTTTGTGGTTAGAAATTCTGCGGGTCAACTAGATAAATTCTATAAATTTGATGGTATTCAAACTACATTCCCAATCACTAAAGATGTAGTATCAAGAACTCCATATTCTGTCAACCACATTCAAGTTTATAGAAATGGTTTATATCAATATTCGGGAACTGATTATTCTGTTGAAACTACAAATGGTGGTCCAAGAATAACATTTACTAGTGCGCCAACACCAACTGATAATATCTTCATTACAAATTTCAACAGCACAAGTGATTTTACTGATGCAACCAACGTATTTACTCAAATTTCACCAACAGAGTTCCAATACCCATCAACAGTAGGTTCAGATTTCTTATTAATCTTTAAGGATGGTATTGTACAACTCCCTGGTGCATATTCTTATAATCAAGTAAATAATGTTCTTACATTTGTAGAACCAATTACTCAACCAAATACACTGAGAATTTACATTATTGGTAATCAGGTTAGAGAGTTGGATCGTTTCTACGTTCTTGATGGTGTAAATCCTACTTTCCCACTTACCTACTTCTACAATCCAGTAAATATCCCATCTGCTAACAATATTTTAGTTTACAGAAATGGAGTATATCAGTACTCAACTCTTGATTACAATATTTCAACCAATTCCAAGGGTAGTCAGTTTATAACATTTACTACCGCTCCTACATCCACAGATGATATTTTTATCTGTCAAGTATCTGATGCTTCAAACTTTGAAGATATCACCAATGATTTCGTACAAGATAATGTAACAACACTTGGTAATATCACTACATTAGATTCTTCAAAAACCCTATTAATTTACAAGCAAGGTATTCTTCAGAACAGAAATTCATATACTTATGATTACAATACTGATAAACTTCAGTTCACTGAATCGTTTGTATTGAATTCTTCTGTTAGAATATTTGCAGTTGATAAAACAGTTTATTCTCAGTCTACCACACCATCTGGGTTTATTGAGAAATACTTTGAGGTGGATGGAAGTACAACTGCATTCCCACTAACTTTGAATAATTCATCGTATATCTGGACAGAAGGTGTAAGTGGAAATATTCAAGTTCACAGAAACGGTGTTTTCCAACAGACTGGTTTTACTACCAGCAATGTTAATGGTGGTCCAAGAATAGTCTTTAGTGACGCACCAGTTGCTACAGAGTCAATCTTTGTAACATCTTTTGCAGAAGGTGAATTTGTCAAGATTCAAACTGGATTAGTTGAAACAAGTGCTCAAGTAATCACTTACACTGGAGCAATTGATATTAGTGTCGGTGAGGTATTAATCTTCAGAGAAGGTATTCTACAAAATAAAGACACATATACCAAAAATGGTAATGTATTTACATTTACTGAAAATGTAAGTGTTAGTGGTCTTGCTTTCTATCATATACCAAATTCTTATAGAATTGATAGTCCATATCTATTTGATGGTGCTACAACAACTTTCCCACTTACTAAGAATAATCAAACAATCGCTACAAATACAGCTTCAAACTCTTTAGTATACAGAAATGGTGTTTATCAGTATCAAGGAACTGATTACACAATTCAAACTACTAACGGTGGTACGAGAATTACTTTCACAACTCCAGTAAACTCAAACGAGCAAGTTTTTGTACAGAACTTTGATATTACAAGTGGATTTGAAAATCTAACTTCGGATTTCACTGCAGTTTCCCCAACAGTATATCAGTACACTGGAAATATTGGTGTTGAACCAATCATAGTTTTTGTTGCTGGAATCATGCAAGTTCGTGACTCATGGACTTATAATTCCACCACTCAACAGTTAGTATTCTCCGAAACTCCAAACGGAACGGTAAATGTATATCAAATTCAAAATTGTCCAATCGTTGTAAATCAAATTATAACCTCTTCTACTGTCACAAGATATCAACTTAAGAATGGTAGAAAACCACATTTCCCAGTTTCTGCTGAATCACTATTTGTTTGTGTAGACGGAATTGTACAAAAAGCAGGAGAATCTTACTCGGTTGAGGGTTCTGAACTAGTTTTCTTGAACGACGTTCTAACCTCAGGAATTCCTCTCGTAGTAATTGATGCAAGTTCGGTAAATCTAAGAGTTCTTGATCACATTGAATCTGCATGGGAGATTGGAGATTCTAAGTACATCAGAACTCTCCAAAATTACCAAACAATGGATGCAGAAAGCATTCTATTGTCAATCAATGGAATCATTCAAGATCCAAATTTCTATTCAGTTTCAAATAATATATTGCAGATCAATGATCAACCAGAAAGAGGTTGGGATCTCATTGAAGCATTTGATACTACTTTAAGTGGATACATTAGACTTGACGATCTGGGAACATTGAGAGATCAAACCAGTGAATATACAGAATTTGTAATGACTGATAACTACTGGACTATTTCTCCATCAACAGAATCATTGGTGATCAATATTGAAGGTGTTGTTCAGTCTCCTGTAACAAGTTATGATACAACTGGAACTATTCTAAGAGTAAACTCACCAACTATTGATTTTACAAAGACAGAAATTATCAATATTTCATCTTGTCAAATCAGATTGGTTGATGTATTATCTGATCTATATGATGAGTACATTGATAATAGTGGACTCATTCACACACAATTTATCATTAGAAATAGTTATTCAGAACTAGTATCCGCAGATAAAGCATTTACCGTATATGGATCGGTTGTTCAACAACCAGATCAAGATTATGTAATTACTAATGATGGTGTAAAACTATTTGAAATTATTACTGAGTATGGTGTTAATATCAATGAATTGCATGTATTTGATGCATCAAAGACAAGTTATGAGTTAATTGATAGTCTCAATTCATTGGTATCCATTAATGGAGAGAATGCAACAATTCGTCTAACTCACAATTATCAAACTATTTCTGGTCTTGATAATGAAAGAGCACTAGTTCAGGTTGGTGGTGTTGTTCAGGGTCCAAACACTTACAGCATAGTTAATTCAACTATTACAGTTGTTTCTGATGAATATGAAGTGGTCAAGGTTTATGATTTCCGTGGATCAAATCTAAGACTCATTGATTACTTATCGGAAGATGAAACAACACCAACTTTCAGATTACAACAGAACTACACTACATTTACACCAAGTAATTTAATTGATCTATTTGTACTCAGAGATTCTGTTCTACAGAATCCAGTAGATGATTACACCGCTGGATCTGGTTATATCACATTCACTTCAAATCTTGAGAGAAACACTGATCTATTCATTTTGTATACTCATAGTTCTGAAGAGATCATTCCTATAACTCCAATTCCATTTACTATCTGCACCACAGAAGATACTTATACTCTACCTTATGTACTAACTGAAGATGAGAAGTCAAGAATTATATTGTACTTGAATGGAGTTCCAAATTTCCATGGAAGAGATTTTGTAATTAATGGAAATATTCTTTCGTTCCTTGGCGGCGCGTTTGTGGATGATGGTGCGACTCCATTCATAGTCAAGTATGTAAATCTAACATTCATTGATGATCTTGAGAATTGCCCAGATGGAGTAAGAACCAAATTCAAACTCCTTTATAAGGGTCTTAATATTAGAGCACTTTCTTCTGCAGATATTCTAACGAGTAGAGACGGAATTATTCAAAATCCAGATGTAGATTATACTGTGGATCTTGAAGTTAGAAATGGTGTCTCTCTCGCAAAGTGGATTAATTTTGTGTCTCCTCTGGAAAAAGAACACAATACGTTCTTTGTCAGAATGTATGAAAATATTTCTGCTTCTCTAAACCCAGTATCATCAACTCAGTTCCAGATCACAAGTCAAATTCTTGACTATGATAACCTATACGTTTTTGCAAATGGAAACTGGATGTTACCAACTAAAGACTATACAATTGCAAATAATGTAATAACCCTACAGGTTCCTTCCGTTGATGTATTCGCTATTGAATTTACTGGTATTGTTAAGTTACTTGATGAAATTCATACTCCATACGATTCAACAAGAGATAGATTTAATCTATTCTTAACCGAAGAGAACTTTGTTCCACTTGCAACGGTTGAAAATGATACTATCCCAGATGAAACTAGTATTCTCGTAATTAAAAACAACAGAGTATTAGATCCTAAGGTTGATTATATTCTTTCTGGTGATATCAGATCGCAAATTGTATTTGATGTCGCACCAACTCCAGAAGACATTATCATGATTAAAGCAGTTGGTTCAATGATCAAACTACAAACATTGACTTCTGGATTTAACGGATCAAATAAAGTATTTGATCTCACTCTATCGGGACAACCTTATTATCCAAATGCTGAAATTGAAAGACCAAGAAATCATGAGAATCAAATTCTTGTAATTAAAGATGGTTATATCCAAAGTCCAGTTTTTGATTACTACATTGATAATAATAAACTAATCTTCAATCAACCAGTTGCACAAAATACTTCAAAGATAGTTCTTCTAGACTATAGAGGTACTGCAGATGATGTTCATGTTGACAACAGACTATATCAAGTCAAAGTTGGAGATACTGTACATCTTGATTGTTCAATTGACGAGGAGAGAACATTTGTATTTGAAAGAACAGTTAGTGAAATCTTGTCCCCAACCGTAATGAAGACTACACCAGTCTCACAGAACCTATTCAGCGGATTCTCTGGAAGTGCAGTATATGAAAATGGTAAAGTTGTTGATCTAATCACAACTTCTGGTGGAACTGGATATGTTTATCCAACAGCACTAGTTACCAAAGGTTCTGGTGCAACTGCAATCGGTATCGCTAATATTGATCAATATGCTGGTGGAAAAGTATTGACCAGTTCACCACTAGTTTCTACTGGTTCTTATAGTGGAACTGCTATACCAATTGCGGTGACACACAACAACCTACCAGTTAGAGGTGCATTGTATATTCCTAATATCAGTGATGTTTCCCTAGATGTCATTGTTCTATATCATGGAACAATCGTATTTGATGGTATTACTCCACTAGATGCTGCAACCAACTTCTTGAACATTGCAACGGATCCAAATGGATTAAACCTAGGAAACAAAATTATTTTCTCTGTTGCATATCCACAAGATGCAATTCCTGGATGGACTCCACAAGCAGCTGCTGATCAGTTCCCTGGTCTTGATCTCACTCAATTCTTCTTTGGAGATAATCTTGAATATGCAGAAGCTGCTCTCTTGTGGGTCAAGGAAGCACTTGGTGCAGCACTAATCAACGGTGGGTACGGAAAGACTATTGATAGAATTTACACATTCGGTCATTCTCAGGGTGGTAGTCTCGTTCAGAAATTGAACACTATGCATGAAGTTGATGGTGTAATTGCGAATGCTCCAGGTCCAATTGATCTAACTACAAGATGTGTATTCTCTGAAGAAACTGTTGATGGTAATGTAACGTGTGCCAAGTTGAGAAGTAGATATGGTTCTGCAATTACAAATCCAGAAAGATATGATCAGGTATCTCTAACAAGTTACTTGAGTGGAATGCTATCACCAATATTGTTTACTCAATCATTGGATGATACTACTGGCAATTCTTCAAATGTTCCACAAGCAGAAAATCTTCAGAATATAGTTGAAGCGGCTTTGGATTCATGTAGTGATTGCAAGAAAGTTACATTTAAGTATTATCAGTCAGGTGGCCACGCCGCATTCACAACCAATCTATTCCTACAAAGAGACATTCGTGATTTTATTGAGTACGGCGAATTAGAATTTAATAAAGTTGATATCCAATTCCCTGGATATAATATCTACATGCCTCAGGTTGTTGTTCCTGCCGTAAGAGCATTTGCTTACAGAAAGTCTCAACTAACAACTTCAAATATATCAAAAGCGACTGCACTGACATCTGATATCTCAGATACTGCTGAAGTAATTCCAGTAATTAAAACTGATATCTTCCCAACAAATGCACTACAAATTCAAATAGATTCTCCAACTGGAAGTGGTGCATCATTCATTCCATATGTCATTGATGGGTACTTAAGAAAACTTGAGATTGTCAGTGGTGGTATTGGTTATGATGAAAGATATATTCAGGTCAGTGTAATTGGTGGCGGTGGTTCTGGTGCAGTCCTAGAACCAGTACTGGATGCATTTGGTACTATTACGGATCTAATCATCAGAAATCCTGGAATTGGTTATGATAGTTTCCGTGCATTTATAAACTCTGAAGCAATTGAATACACAGACAAGACAGAAACTGAACTAATTGGAGTTACCAGAAACATATTAAATTATGGTCTAAACCCAAGTGAGTTCCCACTTGTAAAGAACGCTACGTTCATTACAGTACATTCTGATAGTCACTTACAAGTCTTCAGAAACGGTGTTCATCAAACTCCTGGTGTTGATTACTACACATCTGAAATGGATAGTGATTGCAGAAAGATTTATTTTGCAACTGCTGTAAATCTCCAGGAAGATAACATCTTTATCACGCACTTCAATTCTGCAGATGATTTCCAAGATATTTCTTCCGATTTCACTCAGGTAAATCAGACAACCATTCAATACAATGGAGTTTTATCTTCACAATATTTAATGGTAGTCATTGATGGTGTTGTTCAAATGTCAGATTCTTGGGGTATTAATACCGTTAACAATACTGTAATTTTTGATCAACCTGTTAATATTTCTACTCAACAAGTGTTGATTTACAATATAACTTCACCAGTTAATGTACTTACACCATTTGTTATGACAGAAGATAATACTTACACATTGTCTTCTTCCGTTACATCCGCAGAATCAATTATGGTTATTGTAGATGGTGTTGTACAGGAACCTATTAAGTCATATACAGTTTCTGGAAATACTATAACATTTGATGCAATCTATGAGGGTAGTACCGTGAGTGTAGTTGACTTTAGTTCTCTTGATTATAGAATTTTAGATGACATCAGAATTTCTCGCTGGGTTAACACTAGTACCTGTGCAATTGGTCACAAACAAAATGACAGAGTATATTCTGACGGATATCTTTAATAAATAAAAGTACAAAACAACAAGACATAGAATAATGCCATCACTAGTTGCTGATAATTTTAGGGTGTTTGCTGCAGAGCAGTTTATTGAATCCCTAGAAGAACCATATGATAACCTAGACAATCCCGTAGCAGATAATACTACAGCGGCTTATAACTACAGAAGCAAAATTTATTTGTTTGTTGGGAGACCACAAGAATGGTCTCTTGAAAGATACGCTGGTCAAACAGATGTAACTGAATTTGATCCACCAGATCCTTATGACTCATTTAATGATATGAATGAAGTCTATGATGATATGATTGCGGTGAAAAGAGTAACTAGAAGTGATGTTTCAAAAGTAATCAGAAAAAGAATCTGGAAGTCGCAAGTTATTTACGACATGTATAAGAATGATTATACTCCAGATAAGTTGTCTGTTAATGGTCAATCAAAATTATATGATGCACAATTTTATGTAATGAATAGTAACTATCAAGTTTATAAGTGCATCTATAATGGTCAGAGTCCAACCTATCCAAACGGCAGACCATCAACTGTTGAACCAACTGGAAACTCAACTTCTATTATTGAGTCACCACTTGATGGATATCGTTGGAAGTATATGTATACCATCAATATTTCCGATTACATCAAATTTGTTTCTAGTGATTTTATTCCCATCAAAGATGATATCGCTGTTAAAGCAGCCGCAGTTAATGGATCAATTGACCAACTATTGATTACCAATAGAGGTTCAAATCTAACACCAAATGTTTACTATGCTCCAATTGTTGGTGATAGTGGAGATCCTGCAGTTGCTAGAATAGTAGTTCCAAATACTGGAAGTAATGCTGGTTCAATTGATACTGTTGAACTTGATAGAGTAGGTTCTGGATATACCAACGCAAAAGTTCTACTGACTGAAGTATATCTGACTGCAAATGACGCAATCAACAGAAATACTAACTCATTAACTCTTGGGACCACTGCAAATGTTGAGGCGATAATTTCTCCCCCAGGCGGTCATGGTTCTGATAGTTCATTGGAACTAGGTGGATATCGTGTAATGGTAAATAAGAGTCTAGACTTTCTAGATGGAGATGGAGATATTCCAGTTGACTCTCAATTTAGAAGATTTGGTCTACTCTCAGATCCAACAACACCATCTGGAGTTGATTTGACAACTACCACTGCTACTGCATGTTACGCAATTAAGTTCCCGACTGCAACCAGCACAAACTTTACTCCAGGTGAAATTATTACTCAATTGTCAACTGGTGCTGTAGGAAGAGTTATCCACTGGGATAGTGTGACTAAGGTATTAAGATACTATCAAAATGAATATACTGCTTCTCTCCAGACTGGAGTTAGACAGTATAAGTTTGTTCCATTCAGTGGTTCAAACGCAATTGTTGGTTCAACTAGCAACACTACATTGACACCAGATACAAATGCGAGTGGTGGGTTTTTTGGTATTAATTTCTCAAATGGATACGCAACTCCAGAAGTCAAAAAGCACAGTGGAAAAGTCATCTATGTTGAGAATAGAAAGGCAGTAAATAGATCAAATGACCAGATTGAAGACATCAAACTAGTTATTGAATTTTAAAATAAATAGTCAAAAGATATCCCTGAAAGGCTTAATAAATGCAGGACACCAATCTTAGAGTAGCACCATATTTTGACGATTTTGATCGTTCAAAAAATTATCAAAAGGTACTGTTTAAACCAGGATACTCTGTACAAACCAGAGAATTAAATACAGTTCAATCTATACTGCAGAACCAAGTTGAAAGATTTGGTCAGCATATATTCAAAGAGGGTTCTGTAGTAATTCCCGGCAACGTTGGACTTAATCTTGATTATAGTGCAGTATTGGTACAAAATCTAGTAAATGGTGTTTCAGTTGAAACATACAGAGAATCTTTGATTGGAAAAACCATTACTGGATTGGCATCTGGTGTAAAGGCTTTAATTGTAGATACGTTAAGTGTAGTTCAGTCCGAAAAAAATACTATTACTTTATATGTAAAGTACACTTCAGGTGGTTTCGTTGAAGATGGTGTTCAATATAACAGATTCAAAAATAACGAAGTTCTGGTAGATGTAGATAATACTCCAATTGCGGTCACTACCGTACAGAACTCAACTTCATATACTGGATCCGTAGCTTATATTAATCCTGGTGTCTATTTTGTTAGAGGATTTTTTGTAGAAGTAGGTTTCCAAAAAATTATTCTGGATCAGTATGGTACACAACCTTCATATAAGGTTGGTTTGTTAATAAATGAAAGTATTGTAACTTCAGAAGATGATGAAAGTTTATATGATAATGCACTAGGTTCAACAAACTACTCTGCTCCAGGCGCAGATAGATTGAAAATTAATCTTGAATTATCAAAACAAAATCTGTTAATCACAAACGATTCCAATTTCATTGAGCTACTAAGACTACAGGATGGAGAAGTAGTAAAACTAGTAGAATTTTCTGCGTATAACGAATTAGAAAAAAATCTCGCAAGAAGAACTTTTGATGAATCTGGTAGTTATACAACAAGACCATATTCAGTAAAAATTAGAGAAGCTTTATTTAATGGTGAGAATGATGGAATTTACTCACCAAATCAAGTCTTGCCAGATGGAAGGCAGATTTTAGATAGAGATCCAACCGAAGATGAACCAAATGCAATTAATGGAAATGATTACTATGCGTTAGAGATTTCTGAAGGAAAAGCATATGTAAAAGGTTTTGAAGTAACTAATGCAATAAAACAGTTTATAGTTGTTGAAAAACCAAGAAAGTCATCGGAATTAAACAACCAAGGAATATTCTTGGATGTCGGATCTTACTTTAAGTTAGATAATGATCAGAGTTTCTATGGCAGAGTAAATTTCGGTGATACTCTTACGCTCAAAGATGCAGATGATGTTATTATTGGTGAAGCGAAGTGTCTAGGACTTACATTTGGTTATTTCTTATATGTAACTGAAGTTACCATCTACACTAGACTTCAGTTATCAACCGCTAGTCATGGATTACTCGCTGGAGACTTTGTAACTGGTGTAAATTCTGGAGCGACTGGAATTGTTGAATCATTTAATGGTAATTTAATTACTCTCAGACAAGTTACTGGGTCTTTCTTGTCAAGTGAGCCAATTTCAAGTAGCAGAGTAGATTATGCTCCTACCGCACCACTCATCACAAGTATCCTCTCTTATAGATTAGAAAATCTAAGAAAGGTACAGAAGGTAACTGGTCAAACCACTAATTTCTCGGCATCAATTAAATTAGATTCAGTAACAGTATCTGGATCTTCATTCAATGTTTCTGGAACTACTCTAACTGGTATCAATACCAATTTTGATGCAGAAATAACTGCAAAATCAAAGTTATTGATAGGTAACACATCGGTTGAAGTATCATCAGTATCTTCGTCTTCCATCACATTGGAGTCATCTCCATCTGTTAGTGCCGGAACTTATTATAATGTATTTAAGCTTGTATGTAAGTTATACACTTCAAATAATGGATTGACAACAAGAGTTGCATCAAATCCAATTAAGTCTACATCCGATTATTCGTATGATATTGTTGTTTCTCAGTCTCAACAAGTAGGTGGTGGTCAATTTAATATCGTAAGACCACTAAACGAGTTTATTGATGAAACTACATTGATTGTCACATCTGGTACAGCAATTCTTACTCCAACAGTTACAAGAGTCAATAATAATACCTTGCTAGTAACTGGAATTGATCAAAGTTTAAATGGAACTTCTGTAAACGTATACTATAAGGTAAGAGTTGGAAATCCATCTCCAAGAACAAAGAATAAGGTAACATATCAGAAGTTAATTGTTGATGCTTTCAAAAATTCATCAAATACAATATACGGAACCAGACTTGGTGATAAAGAACTATCACTAAAATTCCCAGATGTTTATAAGATTCATACTATTCATGAGGCATTGAATCCTTCAGATTCAACAGATGATATGTTTGACACATTGGTGTTGAATAATCTTGATGATGTAGTTCCTGGAGATATTATTGTATCTGGAAGTATTAGAGCAAAAGTTATTCATGTTTATTCAAACCAATTAAAAGTAATTTATCTCAGTGAGAATAGATTCCCACAAGGAAGAAATCTAGCAATCTCCATAGAAATTTCAACAAATGCAATCATTATTGGTCGTTTTGTGAGAGAGTCTGTATATGGAAGATATAAGAACATAACTGAAAATTATACTCTGGTAAAAAATGACACTGAAGAGTTTTATAGAGTATCTAAGTTAGTCAGAAAGATTAATAAACCAGCTCCACAAAATAAAATCATCGTTGTATTTGATTACCTATCTCACGAAGATCTTTCAAATAATTTCTATACGGTTGATTCATATGTTGATATGAAGTATTCCGAAATTCCTTTTGCATATAACAAAATTTCATATGCAGACCTAATTGATTTCAGATACTACATTTCTCCTTCAACAAATGGATCTGGAACTTTGGCGTCTCCACACAAAGAGACTGTTTCTGCTCTAGATTACAAACAAAATCAAATTCAGACATCTACAGTTTTTGCATATCCAAAAACATTATTAACTGTTGACTACGAGTTTTATTTGGGTAGAATTGATAAAGTATTCCTAAATGAAACTGGTCTAGTAACTGCAATTAAAGGTTCCGATTCCTTAACTCCAAGAGTTCCTCTAGACAATGGAACAGGACTTTTACTTGCAACTGTAAATCTACCAGCATATTTGAAGAAAGTATCTGATGCAAAGATAACCCCAGAGAGGACTAGAGGATATACAATGAAAGATATTGGTCTGTTGGAAGACAGACTATCTAACGTTGAAACATATACATCATTGAATCTACTTGAAATTAACACTAATAACTTAAATATTCTTGACGAAGAAGGTAGAAACAGATTTAAAAATGGTTTCGTTGTTGATAAGTTCAATACAGTAAGTATTGCGGATCTAACAAACCCAGATTATAGTGCTTCAATTGATACAGAAGAGTATCTACTAAGACCATATCCTTATGTAAATAATATTTCATTCAGTTATGATGCATCTGAGAGTGGAACGAGAAAAACTGGGGATGTAATCACTCTTCCATATGAAGAAGTTAATTATGTTTCTCAACCATATGCAAGTAGAGTTGAAAACCTAAACCCATTCTTGGTAGTTGACTGGGTTGGAAACCTTGCACTGGAACCAAAGAAAGATGTTTGGTATGATACAGTAAGAACTCTAGGAGAAGCTCAAACAATTGATATTGAAGGACCAATTAGATTCTTATTTGATAGAAGTGGTGCATCAGGAGATCAGTGGGGTGCTTGGACAAACACTGGTTCTGCAAGAACTGGAGGCGGAACTAATATATTCCAGTCAAGAACTGGAGTTAACAATAGACTTGATGTAACACAACAAACTATTGAAACTGGTGACACGATTAATAGTGTAGTTGATGTTAAATTTGTAAGATCCAGTATAATTGATATTAGTGGAAATTCATTAAAACCAAACACCAATTTTAATTTATTCATCAACAAAGTTGGCTCAACCGAGTATTTCTATCCAAAGATTATCACTGGTATTTCTGGTGTTAATAGAAAGTTTATTGTTGGCGAGACAGTTGTTATCTCCCCAGTATTTGATGACAATTTATGGAGACCAGCAGTAGTAACTGGAATTAGAGCAACTGTAGTTGATCCATATAAATTTACATCAAACACGCAATTTATTGGAAATAACTTTGCACTCAATCAAACGACTCAACAGATTGAGTATTCTCAAAATACCACACTTCTTGCAATTGATGGGATAAGATCAATTGATGGAAGTATCTTGAACCCAACAATGATTGGAGATCAATTTACAATTCTTGGAGAAACTTCGGGCGCACTAGGAACTTGTTTTACTAGACCCGTTGTTTCATCAAACACTATCGGTGAACTGCATGCTTTTGTGTTGATTCCACCAGAAACATTTGAAACTGGTATTTTAAACTTCTCAGTATCAGATAAATCTGAAGATGCAAATGTTATTGGTCTTGTAACTTCAAACGCTACCACACAGTTCTTTGCTCAGGGAGCTCAATTAAACGTAACATCATCAATTGTATCTGTAAGTGTACCAGAAGTTGTTACAACACCAATCTCTGATAATAGAACAATCTTCATTGCAGATCCACCTCCAGCGCCTCCAGCTGGTGGTATTGACCCTCTAGCACAATCATTCTTTGTTGATACTGAAGGTGGAATATTCTTAACTTCAATTGATCTGTATTTCTATACAAAGGATGATACAGCTCCAGTAACTGTTGATATTAGGACAGTAGAAAATGGAACTCCAACTGAAATTGTAGTTCCTTATGGCATATCAACTCTACAAGCTAGTGAGATCAATACATCAACAAACGCATCGGTTGCAACCAGATTCACCTTCCCCTCACCAGTATATCTTTCTGATAAGACGGACTACTGTTTTGTTGTTAGGTCAATTTCTACAAACTATTATCTATGGGTATCAAGACTGGGAGAGAATGATGTAACGACAAACTTCTCCATTGACAAACAACCAGCAGTTGGAGTTCTATTCAAATCAGCAAATATTTCAACATGGACTCCAGACCAATATGAAGATATTAAGTTCAACCTGAATAGAGCAAAGTTCAAGACGAATACATCTTACCCAACAACTCTATACAATAACCCAATTCCAAACGTAAAATTAATTACAGATCCTCTAACATTTGTACAAGATTCTGCAGTTATCAAAATATTCCAACCTAATCATGGTATGCATAGTTTGCAGAATTATGTTTCTTTGAGTGGTGTTGTGTCCGAGGCAACAAATGGTATTCTAGGATCTGCTATTTCAAATACTACCGAAAATATAACTGTAAATGATCTAACAGATAACTCATATAACTTCCAGTCAGATATGAGTTGGACAAAAATTAACAATGAAAATATTTCTGAAGCAAATCCTGGATACATTAAGATTGAAAATGAAGTAATTTCATATTCTGAGATTATCAACAATAATACATTCAGAGTTCTTGAGAGAGGTGCTCTTGGAACTACTGCAACTCAACACCCAAGAGGATCAGTCGTTCAATGTTTCAGTGTAAATGGTGTTGTTCTTTCCGAAGTTAACAAAACTCATAAAGTACATAGAGTCATCAGTCTAGATGAATATGAAATCATCACACTATACAAGGCAAACTCTAGTATTGTTTCTGGTGGTCCTCAAATTCAATCTTCTAGAAATATTGCATATGAAATAATCAATCCAGAGATCAATATCCTAAATCTTCCTTATACAGAATCAAATCTAGCACTAACATCCATCACTGGAACAAGTATTGGAAACGGTCAGCAAGTTTCTTTCTTGTCTTCATTTGCAGAATCATTGGAGAATCAGTCTGAAAATAATCTCACCACTCCAAGATTGGTTGCTTCTGAAGTTAATAGACTCAGATATTTTGCCGCATCAAAAGGAACCATGAAGTTGAATATTAATATGTCAACTACAAATGATAATGTAAGTCCTATCCTTGATCTTGCTGGATCTTCAATAATCACCATTAGTAACAGAATTAACAAAGAAGTTGATGGTAATGGAAATCTTGATCTAAGTTCTGAACTAACTCCAATTGGTGGTCTACATTCTTCCTACGTTACTAAAAAAGTAACCCTGGAAAATACTTCAACTTCCATCAGAGTTCTATTTGATGCGATTAGAAGACAAGAGGTTGACATCAAAGTGTTTGCTAAGATAAGAAGTGATTCTGCACTTGGAAGTTTCAGTGATATGAATTACATAGAAATTCCTGCAGAATCATATCCAGTATCTCAAACTGAAAATGAATATAGAGCATTTGAATATGAAATCAAGGGTCTACAGGAATTTAAAGAGTGGAGTATAAAAGTTGTTCTAATCAGTAATGATCAGAGTAACATTCCAAAAATTAAAAACTTTAGGGCGATTGCACTTGCTATCTGATATGGATAAATTAATTGTTGATGGTCATCCAGACCTCTATAGGGATCCAAAAAATGGAGCAATAGTTAATAGTAACTCAAGTGAATACGAGGCCTACATTAAAACACATAGGTCTCGTATGTCCGAGAAAGAGAAAATGGTAAATATGGAATCTGACCTGAAAACCTTACGAGATGAAATTAATGAGATTAAAACTTTACTGAAACAGATTGCCAAACATTAAGTAGTATAAATAAAAATAAGTGGTAAACTCTTATGGCAGCGGTACACAACCTGTACATTGATCAAGGAGCAGATTTTTCTGCGGAGATTGGCATCTATGATGATGGCAATCTACCTTGGGATTTAAACGGATATACTGGTTCTGCCAAAATCAAAAAATCATATTATAGCTCAACTTCGGTTGATTTTACTGTGACGGTAAATACCAATAATGGAACTGTTTCTTTGTCTTTGCCTTCTTCCACTACCATAGATATGGAGCAAGGAAGATACCTTTATGATGTGGTGATTACTTCAAATGGTGGTGTGAAAACAAGAGTTATTGAGGGTATAGTTACAATTAACCCAGGAGTAACAACATGAACACAAAAGTAACAGTATCAAGAGTACCCCAGGTCATCACTGTAAATACAGCAGGTGGCGGAAGACTTTCAGGTTTATCTGATGTAAACATGAATGGCGCATCAGACGGCGCTGTACTTCAATATGACGCTGCAAGTCAATCTTGGATTGCAGAGAATGTTTTAGAGAAATCTGGTTTACAGATTAACTGCGGTAATTTCTAATCCACAAAAGGTAAAAAGACATGGCAACAATTTTAAAGATCAAAAGATCTAGTACAAACCCAACAGCAACACCTTCTGGTTTAGGTCAGGGTGAACTAGCTTATGGTGAAGGTACTAGTACATATACAGACGCCCAGGGCGCAACAGTAGTATCCTACGGTAAACTTTTCGTAGGTAGAGGAACGGAAACCAATGGTGTCGCGGCAAACATTGATATCATTGGTGGTAGATATTTTACCGATCTCCTTGACCACGGACATGGATCAGTTACCGCAAACTCTGCTGTAATTGTTGACTCCGCTAAAAAAGTAGATGAGTGGAACGTAGATAATATTACCCTAAACGGTAATACTCTATCAACAACCAACGCAAATGGTAATTTTGTAATTGATACGAATGGAACTGGTGATGTAATTCTTAGCGGTTCAAGTACAGTTGGAGATAATCTATTCAAGATCAATGATGGTTCTGTAGATAGATTTATCGTTGATAGCTTCTCTGGTGCTATTGACATCACTTCACCAACTCTCAGTGCTGCAGATACTCTCCTCAATATCTCATCCACTTGGAATAATGCTGGTGCAACATTCTATGGTATTGACTTAGATGTTACCAATACCGCTTCTGCATCAACTTCAAGACTACTCAATCTCTCTGTTGGTGGCACCGACAAGTTTAATGTTGATCTAGATGGTAATGTGTATGTTGCTGGTGGTATCATCAGCTATGGTTCTGGTGCAACTACAAATATTCTAGATAACACCGCCGATGCATATGTTGTACAAGAGGGTACAAATCACTATATTGACATTGATACCACAAATAATGCAGAAAAACTAACTCTTGGTAATAATCTCGCATCAGTAGATATCCTGGTTGAAGATGATACAACCAACGCATTTACTGTAAAAGAAGGTGCAAATGAATATATTGCAATTGACACAACAGATGGTGCAGAACTTTTAACTATCAGTACTGCCAATGTTGATATTGATAGAGATCTAAACATTGATGGTGGAGATCTAACAACAAATCAATCATCATTTAATCTACTTAATACCAATGCTACTTCAGTAAACTTTGCTGGTGCTGCAACTACATTAGTTATTGGTAATTCTGCAGGTAACTTCTACGTAGATTCTACTGGTAATACTGATTTAGGTGGGGATCTTAATATTGACGGTAATGATTTAACTACCAGTCAAACAACATTCAATCTAGTAAACGCAACTGCTACCACTGTTAATTTTGCTGGTGCAGCGACAACTCTAGAAATTGGTGCTGCCACTGGAACCACAAACATTAACAATAATCTTGACGTTGATGGAGATGTCAATATTGATGGTGGTGACCTCACAGTTTCCACTTCAACTTTCAATCTTGCAAATACCAACGCTACTACAGTAAACTTTGCTGGCGCAGCTACTACCATTGAGATTGGTGCTGCAACTGGCACTACCAACGTTAATAACAACCTTGATGTAGATGGTGATGTAAATATTGACGGAGGTGATTTAACAGTCTCAACGTCAACATTTAATCTTGCGAATGCTAATGCGACTACAGTAAACTTTGCTGGCGCTGGTACTACTATTGAAATTGGTGCCGCAACTGGTACAACTAATGTTAATAACAATTTAGTAGTTGATCTTGATCTAGAAGTTAAAGGTGGTGATATTACTACCGATCAAACTACATTTAATTTACTAAATGGAACTGCAACAACCATTAACTTTGGTGGTGCTGCAACTACAATTGAAATTGGTTCTGCAACTGGTACAACTAACGTCAATAATAATCTTGATGTTGACGGAGATTTAAATATTGATGGTGGAGATCTAACGGTTTCTACATCTACATTTAACCTCGCTAATGCGAACGCTACTACTGTTAATTTTGCTGGTGCTGCAACAACTCTAGAGATTGGTGCTTCTACTGGTACTACCAATATTAACAACAATCTTGAGGTAGACGGCGATGTAACTATTGACGGTGGAGATCTGATTGCATCAACTGCATCATTCAATCTCGTAAATACCAACGCAACTACTGTAAACTTTGCAGGTGCTGCTCAAAACTTAAATATCGGTAATGCATCAACTGAAGTTGACTTCGGTGATCTAAGAATCGTCGGTTCAACAATTTATAGTGACAACTCCAATGCACAAACTATCACCATTGACCCATATCCATCTGGTGGTGATCAGGGAGGTAACGTTGTAATTCGTGGTAACCTACAAGTTTCTGGTACTACCACAACGGTCAACTCAACTCAGATGACCATTAACGATCCTGTCTTCACTCTTGGAGATAGCATCAGTGAAAAAACTGTAGTATCTGCCGCAGCAAGTGGACAACCAGATATTACTCTTGATAGTGTAGATGGTCTAAATGTTGGTGATATTGTTTCTGGTAATGCAGCGATTCCTAATGGTGCTACTATTGATGCAATCAATGGAACCACTATCACATTAAGTGCTAACCTAACTGCTGGTATCGCAGCAAGTACAAATACTGCTCCACAAATCCTTACATTCACCCAAGGTGCAGATGACAACAAGGATCGTGGTATTGAGTTCAAATACTACAACGGTGGTCTAAAGACTGGTTTCTTCGGTTACGATGAATCTGGTACTTCGGAAGGTGCAGGAACTACTTACTACTTCACATACATTCCAGATGCAACTAATACTTCACAAGTATTTACTGGAACTGTTGGTAGTGCATACTTCAACACAACCAAACTAGAAATTGGTATCAACAAAGGTATCCCATTCTTTGATCAGTACAAGAGACTAACAACAACTGTTGCTGCTGGAACTTCTGATGCTACCACTTCGTATCAGATTCTAACTGTTGATGCTACTGGAACTCCAGTTTGGACAACTACAATTGATGGTGGCACCTACTGATAAATAATTAAAATTCTGAGGTAATTATGAATCCTGATGAAGCGAATGTGCTCATGAACGTCATGAGCACCAAAATTAATCAACTGACTCAACAAAATATTATGTTGGAGTCAAAGGTTACATATCTGAACTCTGTAATTCAAAAGTTGCAGAGTTCAGCTGAACCAGTAAATGATGGTGGAACATTTGATGAACCCTCACCAGTAAAGCAAAATAATGTCAAAACCAAGCAGCAGGGCGCAACTTAAAGAATACTGTCTTAGACAGTTAGGTAAGCCGGTAATTGAAGTAAACGTTGATGATGATCAAATAGAAGATCTGATTGATGACACCATTCAACTCTACAATGAGAGAGTTTATAATGGTGTTGAAAGAGTCATGCTAAAGTATCAATTTACTGACGAAGATATTCAAAACGGCAGAAAGAGAAATACGACAACAACAACCACCGATCAAAATACCACTACCCCACCAAGATCATTGGAGTTTGACGAGGGTAGGGGATATTTTACTTTGCCGGATCACATCATTGGTGTTGAGAACATCATGCCTATTGCCAATACATATGTTAACAGTATGTTTGGTTTTAGATATCAATTTTTCTTAAATGATTTCTATAACTTCTATGCATATGATGTTCTCAATCTTGAGATGACTATGCAATACTTGGAAACTTTGGAGTTTCTACTAGAAGGTAAAAAGGTAATCAGATATAATAAAGTACAAAATAGACTTTATGTTGACGTTGACTGGCAAAGAGTAGCTGCAACTGATTATATGGTAATTGAATGCTACAGGGCGTTAGATCCAAATACTTGGCCCAAAATTTACAATGATATTTTTGTTAAGAAGTATCTGACTTCACTAATTAAAAAACAGTGGGGTCAAAATTTAATGAAGTTCCAAGGTATTAAAATGCCTGGAGGTGTAGAATTTAATGGAAGACAATTATATGATGATGCAGTTCAAGAATTAGATAAATTGATGGAACAAATGTCTTCCACATATGAATTACCTCCACTAGATTTTGTAGGTTGATATGGCTAAGAATGTCTATTTCTCAAACGGAACATCATCCGAACAAAGACTTTATGAAGACCTAATCATAGAGTCTTTGAAGATATATGGACATGACGTTTATTATCTCCCAAGAGAAATAGTAAAAGAAGATAGAATTTTTAGAGAAGATATTCTATCCAAGTTTGATGAAAATTACATGATAGAAATGTATCTATCAAACTTTGAAGGGTTTGAGGGAGATGGAACACTTCTATCTAAATTTGGTGTAAGAATATCTGACGAAGCAACGTTTATAATTTCTAAGAGAAGATGGGAAGATTTAATTTCTTCATCAAATAATTTGGTTTCGTCTAAGAGACCAAATGAAGGAGATGTAATTTACTTCCCTCTAACGGGACAATTCTTCCAGATTAAATTTGTAGAACACGAAAAACCATTCAGACAACTGGATGCAATTCAAACTTATCAACTCATCGCAGAGACTATGGAGTTCTCCGATGAGAGATTTGAAACTGGCATACCAGAAATTGATAACGTCACCAGAGACTCTGGATACTCAATGGTATTCAAACTCATTGATGGTATTAAATCAGTATTTTTAACAAATGTTGGTTCTGGTTATGGAAGAAATACTACAGTAACATTTGGAACTCCTGGTGCAGGAGCTAAAGCAACAGTGAGTGTTGATACGAATGGAACCATAAGTTCTATTAATCTCACCGAACCAGGGGCTGGTTATATAAATGTTCCTAATGTTTCTATAGTTGGTAGTGGAATCGGAGCAACAGCAGTCGCTATTATTGCAAATAGACAATCCTTCAACACTGGAGAAATTGTTTATGGATCTTCCAATTCTGCAACAGCAACATCTAAAATAACTCTAGGGTCTGTAACTTCACTAACTGTTCAAAAGTTGGGTGACGGTTATACAACTGCACCAACTGTCACAATATCTGCTCCTCCAAGTGGTGGAACTCAAGCAACAGCAACTGCAGTTCTAACTCAGGGAAAAGTAACTTCTATAAATATTACGAACCCAGGTTCTGGGTATGTATCTGCCCCTACTATCACAATTCAAAGATCTCCAATTGAACCAAAAGGTAAAGTTACGAGATATGATGGTACGAATAAAGAACTAGAACTAATTGATATTGTTGGAACTTTTGTAGATAACGACACACTAGTTGGTGAAGACAGTGGCGCTGAATGGACTATAACTTCATTCAGTTCTATTGAAAAAGAAAATGATCCTTCAGCTGAAAATGAATGGTTTGAATCTGAGGGAGATAAAATCATTGATTGGAATGAATCAAATCCATTCGGTGAATATGGAAATATGGGAGTATTCTGATGTTAGGAAAACATTTTTATCACGAAATTATTCGTAAAACTATTGTTGGATTTGGAACTCTTTTCAATAACATTGAATTGAGAAGAGTTGATAATAATGGCAATATTGTACAAACTGTTAAAGTTCCTCTTGCATATGGACCAAGAGAAAAATTTCTTGCGAGAATTGAAGCAGAACCAGATCTAAATCCTGGCGCTCCGATGCAGATTCAATTGCCGAGAATTGCATTTGAACTGAAAGGAATTACATATGATCCAACAAGAAAGCTTGCTCCCGTACAAATTTGTAAAACTCCACAGTCTGGAAATACTAAGGCAGTATTTACACAATATACTCCAGTACCATACAATCTAGAATTTGAATTAAGTATTATCAGTAAGAATAATGATGACTCGGTTCAAATTCTTGAACAGATTCTTCCATACTTCCAACCAATGTTCAATATCACTATTAATCTTATTGAACAGACAAACGAAACTAAAGATATTCCAATCGTATTACAAAATGTAGGTATTCAAGATGACTATGAAGGTGATTTCAGAAAGAGAAGATCACTTATTCATACCCTAAATTTTGTAGCAAAAACTTATCTATATGGTCCAGTTGCAACTCAAGATGTTATCAAGACTGTGAATGTTGACATCGGAACTGCAATCAACACTGGTTCTAGATATGTTAGATATAGTGCAACACCAGAGGCACTACAGGATTATACTAATGATGGAACAGATATTCTGTTTACCAGTGTAAATCCAGACAGCAACACAATTACACTGACAAATCATGGATTTATTACTGGAGACTTTGTTACCTACAGAGTAACAGTTACTGGTGGTGAACCTATCGGTGGACTTGAAGTTGGCACCGAATACTATATTGTAAAAATTGATAATGATAATTTTAGAATTGCTACTACAAAGTATAATGCACAAAGAGGAATTTTTGTTGATCTAACTTCACAGGGCACTGGTCCACACAAGTTCTCTGTAATTAATACTATTGATGATCAATTTGTAGAACCAGATGACAACTTTGGATTTAATGAGTCTTGGACAGAATTATGATAGATCCTTTTGAAAATTTAAACAAAGAATTTAACATTGATGGTGAGATTATGAAGGCTGAAGAAACTGCAAAAGAAATCAAGGTTGCATCTACCGATAATCAAATCAGAGATGATCATGAGTATGCAAGAGGTAATTTATACAATTTAATTGAAAAGGGTCAGGAAGCAATCAATGATATCTTAGATGTTGCTAAACAGACCAATCACCCAAGAGCATATGAGGTCGCAGGAAACCTGATCAAGAACGTTGCTGATATCACAGACAAACTACTTGAGTCTCAAAGAAAGTTAAAAGAAATTAGTGAAGAGAAACCAAAAGGACCAAATGTAGTTAACAACTCATTGTTCGTTGGGTCAACTTCAGATTTGCAGAAGATGCTCAAACAAATCAGTTCGGATAAATAGTAATACTGCAATCTATTGATATGAAGAAAAGAGTTCCTTCTGAAAAAGAAATTGCTAGTAAACATGGCGTTTCTGTAAAATATGTTATTCGTCAAGCGGAGATTGGTTCTACCGTTGAACGTGAACATACCACTAGTCACGATGAGGCTTATGGTATTGCTCTTCAACATATTGCAGAATTTCCTGATTACTATAAACACTTACTATCCATGGAAAAACAATTAAAGAAAAAGTGGAACGACAGTAAGAGAACTGTTAAGGAAGAATCTGAAGAGAAGAGATACTGCCCATTGTGCAAGAAAGAAGAAACTAAATCACAGTGTTCTTACGGACCATCTGCATGGGAAATGGCATCTACTAAGATTGGGGTAACTGAAGACCACAAGGAAGTAGCATCTGGAAAGATCAAAGATGATGAAGGTTACATGGCAAACCTTGAACTAGATCAAATTGAGAGATCTGTTCAAATGCTTCGCAAATTAATCACAAAACCAGATCAGCAACTACCTGCATGGGTACAGTCTAAGATTACAAGAGCTGCAGATTTCATTGACACTGCAGCAGAATATCTCTCTTCCGATGAGACAACTTCCGAAGAAGTCAATAAATCCTTTGAAAAGTTTATGAGTGAATCAGCAGCATGGACAAAAAAGGAGGGTAAGAACAAAAATGGCGGACTCAACGAAAAAGGAAGAAAAAGTTACGAGGCAGAAAATCCAGGAAGCGACCTTAAAGCACCAAGCAAAGAGGTTGGAAATCCCCGCAGGAAATCGTTCTGTGATAGAATGAAGGGAATGAAGTCCAAACTAACTTCAAAGAAAACTGCATCTGATCCAGACAGCAGAATCAATAAATCACTTAGAGCTTGGAACTGCTGATGGCTTACGTAAGACACGATAAAGACAATAATGTGGTAAGTCCACAACCATCTAGTACACCAGTTACAAGATTTGATGGTACTGAAGGATGGTCAACAATTACATATGATGATTGGAATGCAGACTACGTTGCCCGCAAGTCCGATAACACAACTAGGACACCAGGAACATATCAAGCAAGAAACTCGGATAATACCGCAAGAACACCAGGAACATATCAAAGATACGACAAAGATAATAATATTGTAAGTGCTTAATCTTTATTCCCGATTGTTGTAATTGTTACTTGACAAACACTTTCTTACCTATATAATAACATTACCGTCTCAAGGTAAGACACATGGACACTAAAACCTGCCCTAAATGTGGGGCATGCTGGATCGGTGGGCAACACTACTGGACTGGCTCAAATAAGAAGGGCAATGAGACTGAACTTGCTAGTCTAGTATGCGATAGATTTGGAGATGATACTTGCGTAAATCCAGCAAAAGGAACCACAAAGGGTGATGGGTGGGAAAAAAGATTAAATAGTATGAATGATATAGAAAAGGATATCAAACGAGCAAATGAGTGATAATAATGTTTATCTTGGCAACCCGAATCTAAAGAAAGCTAATACTCCTCACGATTGGACTAAAGAACAAATTGAGGAGTTCGTTAAGTGTAGCCAAGATCCTGTTTATTTTGCAAAAAACTATATCAAAATTGTTTCTCTGGATGAAGGTCTAGTACCATTCTCTATGTACGATTTCCAGGAGGAGATGGTACAAAGATTCCATGAGAATAGATTTAATATTGCTAAACTACCACGACAGACTGGTAAATCTACCACTGTGGTTTCATATCTTCTACATTATATCATATTTAACCAGAATGTGAACATCGGTATTCTGGCAAACAAAGCATCTACTTCTAGGGAACTTCTTTCTCGTTTGCAACTTGCTTATGAGAACTTACCAAAGTGGATGCAACATGGTATCTTATCATGGAACAAAGGTAACGTAGAACTAGAGAACGGATCTAAGATCCTTGCAGCATCAACCTCTAGTTCTGCTGTGCGAGGAATGTCATTCAACATCATCTTCTTGGACGAATTTGCGTTCGTTCCAAATCATATTGCAGAACAGTTCTTTAGTTCTGTATATCCTACTATTTCTTCTGGTAAATCAACCAAAGTTATTATCATCTCCACCCCCAACGGGATGAACATGTTCTACAAACTCTGGCACGACGCTGAGAGGGGTAAGAACGAATATGTGACTACAGAGGTCCATTGGTCTCAAGTCCCTGGTAGAGACGCTGCCTGGAAGGAGCAGACGATCAAAAACACATCCGAACGTCAGTTCACTCAGGAGTTTGAATGTGAGTTCCTAGGATCTGTTGATACTCTGATCACAGCATCTAAATTAAGATCACTAGTGTATGAGGATCCAATTGAAAGAAGAAATGGATTGGATGTATATGTTGCTCCAGAGAAAGATCACGAATACGTGATGACTGTTGACGTATCTAGGGGTACGAACAACGACTACTCAGCTTTTATTGTCTATGATATAACAACTATTCCATACAAAATAGTTGCAAAATACAAGAACAATATGATCAAACCGATCTTGTTCCCAAATATTATTGATACGGTTGCAAGAAATTATAATAAGGCTTATGTACTGGTAGAAGTTAATGATATTGGAGGACAGGTTGCAGATATTATGCAATTTGATCTTGAATACGAAAACCTTTTAATGTGTGCGATGAGAGGTCGTGCTGGTCAAATTGTTGGACAGGGTTTCTCCCATAAGTCACAGTTGGGATTAAAGATGACTTCAACTGTTAAGAAGACTGGTTGTTCAAACTTAAAGGCACTTATTGAAGATGATAAATTATTGATTCCTGATTATGATATCATTGCAGAATTAACAACCTTCATTCAAAAACACAATTCATTTGAAGCGGAAGAAGGATGTAATGATGACCTTGCAATGTGTCTAGTTATATTCTCATGGTTAGCTGTTCAACCATACTTCAAAGAACTTACATCAGATGATATTAGAAAGAGAATCTTTGAAGATCAACGTGAGTCTATTGAAGAAGATATGGCTCCATTTGGTTTCATTCTAAATGGAATTACAGATGAAGATACTTTTGTTGACTCCCAGGGCGATGTTTGGCAAAATGCAAATAAAGAAGACTCCTGGAGAGTTGATGAATATGGTGATATGCAATATATGTGGGAGTATAGATAATGGATGTTGGAGATCAGTTTGCATTAGAGCATTTACTTTTCTCCGTTAGAAGATGTCGTGTATGTGGAATTGAGAAAGACTTACTAAGTGATTTTTATATGACTAGGAAGGGTAGAGGTGCATATCCATCTTCATACTCATATGAATGTAAACAATGCACCATAGACAGAATTAAATCAACTAGAAAAAAACCAAAGAAGTCAACTGAGTGTGAGTATCCTGACTGGTAAGTGTTCATGCACGATTTCCCCACTGAAAAAACAGCAAATAATAAATAGTTTTGAGAAAAAATCTCATAGAGGTAATAAAACATGGCTTTAGCTTCACCTGGAGTACAGATTAAAGAAGTTGATCTTACAGCTACAGTACAGGTAGCTGATCAAAATATTGGTGTTGTTGCTATTGACGCTGAAAAGGGCCCTACTGATACCGTAACCTACATCTCAAGCGAAAAGGAACTCGTAGAAATCTTTGGACTTCCAAATGATTATAACTTTGAGTCATGGTTCGCTGCAAATACCATCATTCAGTATGGTGGAGTTGTCGCGGTAATCAGACCAACTGGAGGAAACGTTGCCCTTGGTCTTAACAACGCTAACATCCGTAAGGACGGAACTGTAAGAAACAATCTTCTAATTAAAAACAAAGACCAATTCCAAACCCTAGAGGAAGGTCAAAAGCAATTCTTGTTTGCTGCAAGAACTGCTGGTAAGTTCAACAATGGAATTAAAGTTGCAGTAATTGATCATGGTGCTGACCAGATCATCACTCTCGCAGGTGCAACTTCGGACTACTCACAAATCAAAGTCGCTACTGATTCATTCTCAAATGGCGATTATGTAAAGATTGACAATGAGTACTTCAAGATCACATCTGGTGCAACTTCAGTAACCGTTGGTAACAGCACAGTTTATCAGTACAGCGTAGACAATGCTCAACTTGGTTCAACCCAGGCTGTTCACTCAACTGGCGCTATCGTAACCAAGTGGACATTTGCTGATAACGTACTTGCATCAAAATCACTCGCTGAACCAAATACAATCAATGAGATTGAAACTTCTGAGGTAACAATCACATTAAACAACGTAACTGGTTTGGTTGCTGGTGATTACCTAAGAATCAGAAGAGTCCCAGTTGGTGGAACTCTAGGTACTACTCAAGAAATCGTAAAGGTAGAAGTAGTTGACGCAGACACTTCAACTGTTCTAGTTTCCAGAGGTCAACTCGGAACCACTGCAATCACCTTTAACGATGATGCAATCACTGGTAACGTTGATCCAGATGATGACGAGACAGGTGCTCCAACCATCACTGTTCAAAAACTTGACTTTGCTCAAGCATCACCAACAGTAACAACTTCCCTTGGTGCTGCAGTTCCATCTGTAACTTTCTCGGGTGCAGTTTCTGGTCTAGTTGCTGGAGACCTAATCAAGAGACAGGTTGGTTCAACTTGGGTCTACGGAAATATCTACAAGATTGATGGTGCAAACTTCTATATCAGTCTCTGGGATACTTCAAAGAGATTTACTGCTGGTAACGTTCTCTATGATTCTGCTGGTACTGTTCTTTCAACAGTTTCTGCAGTTCTAGAAGATGACGTATATGCAACTCTAGAGTACGCTCCAAACAGAAGATGGGTATCTCTTGCTCCACAACCAGGAACTTCAGTTGCGACTGGTTCTAGAGGTGGAAGATTTGATGAATTCCACATCGCAGTTATTGACGAAGGTGG